GGTGAAAAATAAAATGAGTAAATACATAAGCATACCAAATGGCCTTGAAGAATATCTCGACAAGGAATGTAAGAAAGATGAAGATGGATCAAGAGAAGAAACTTATAGCACTCAGATCAAGAGATTACTGAAGATAAAGTAAGGAGGAACAAATATGGGAAAATCAGCACTTGGAGTAATGAAAGAATTTGCAGAGAAGCTATTGAAATGAGAGAAATTATTTTCTTTATACCTTCGTTTCTACTGGAACAACTCTCTCTCTCTCTCTCTCTCTCTCTAAAAGAGTTAGTTATATATATATATATAATATACTATAACACGGTGGTTTGAAAGATGGCAAGACCAAATATATTAAATAATCCAAGAAATATAAATGTAATTGTTGAGAATGAAGAATATGAACAAGTTTTAAAGAAATGCCAACCAAATGGATTTAGTGCATATCTAAGAGAATTGATGAGAAATGATTATCTTATCAAAACAACCGAACTAATTTATAATCTTCGGGAAGAAATCGAACAAAAAAACCTAAAAATAGAGAAATTACAGGATACAATTCTTAAAATGGCTGCGGAAGTTCCTAAACTTTCGCCAGTGATGAAAACCAAATTCATAGAGCAATCACTAGGACAGACAATATATTGCCCATCCTGTGGCATCCAGAACATAAAATTAAAAGGAGGCAAAGGAAGAAAATGTCATGGTTGTGGAGCAATGATATTATGAGACTGAAATATAAATATCCTCCAAAATACATGTGTTCAAATAATATAGGGAGATCAGGATGTAAGGAATATAAAATATGTAGGGGATTTAGGTGTTTAAAATGGGAACCTTAAAAAAATATAATGGCCAGTATAGAAAAATTGGCGGTAAATGTAGCCACAAACATAATAAATTATTTTATAAATGGTTCGATGAAGCATTCAATTTAAAACCACTTTAAAAAAGGAGGAATGTAAATGATACATCATTACTTAACAGAAAATCAAATAAAGTGTATTAATGAACTTCATGTAATCAGGAAATGTGGTACTTGCAGCGAGTTTAAAAAACCATTTTCAGATTCGAAAAACCATTGCAATTATCCCGGGGCTCAAGCTGATAATATACAATGTGACCGGTCAGAATGGAGGAAATTAAATGAAGAACGAAAATGAAAGGATGTTGCATATAATCCTTAACGAAGCATGGCCAGGGCAATGGCTGCAAGAACATAAAGGCATAGAAGGCCGCAAGTTTAGGTTTGACTGTGCCAATCCATCTCAGAAGATCGCAATAGAAATAGAAGGTGGGCTTTGGATCAATGGTGGACATAATCGCCCCCTTGGATTCCTGAGCAATATGGAAAAATATAATGCTGCTACAGTGGACGGTTGGCGAATACTGCGATATGATCCAGATACACTAAGGAAGACCCCATATAAAATAATCCGGGATGTACGACTGCTCTGTGGCGCTTCATCACCAGAAGCAGGCCAGACTATTCTTTGCTTCGATGATGCGAGCACAGGAGTGATACAAGTACAGAGAAGGCTATAATATGTCAGATAGAACTTGTAGGGTATGCCATAAGGTATTCGAGAATTATAGGGCATTCATGAAGCACATTGGGATTGAATATAGACGATTCGAAAATCGATTCGGCAGGAAAGCGCACGACTGGGAAGAAATCGTTAAGGCATTCAATGCTGGCAAATTAGATAATACAGTTCAGAAGCAGCTATAAAATTAACTTTATTTTTTTTCGAATAATTGTCTTATAAATAATAATGTAAACTCAATAACGTCTCTAATATTCCAATGATAACTCATTTTCTATTTTTATATCTTTTTATAATTGCTATTACCATCATCCCTCCAAATAATCCACCAGCAAACCCCAATATTCCAGCATTATTCACATCATCTATAGTGGGGAGTCCATTGATTGCAGCAAGTACAGTAGCCCACCCATCTAAAACACCTACATCCCACACAGCAGACCAAGAAACATTGCCTGCCGACGTTTGCATTGTTGAAATCACACTAATGTTGTGAAAACCCAGAATGTCAATAAAAATATTGTTACTTTTGTTTATGCCGGTTATAATCACTCCATCTTTTTTCCATACATAACTAATATTTGATTCATTATTCAAATTTATCTGATAGGTTATGATCATGTTTACAGGAGTGTTATTAAATGAAGTGCTAGAGTTTCCTGTATAGCTGTTGTATTGAGATAAAAAATTATTATTTATGGTTATCGTTGCTGTTTTATTACTCCAAAAATCAGAGGTTGTATTTGTAACATTGAGATTATAAATATAGCTACCAGATGCCTTTAATCCAAAATTATGAGGGGAAGTACATGAATTTATAGTAATTCCGTCTAAAGTTCCATAACAATTATTTGAATTATTAACAGAAAAAACAACACTTGCATTTTCATAATCCCAGAAAGACTGTGAAGAAACGGAAGAACTAACATCTGGTCTCTCATCCCATTCTAAACTTGTGAAAAATGGAGTACTTGAACCATTGTTGTTAAGCTGTACTCCAAAATCCATAGAATTGAATTTATTTGTGATTGGATACCAGATATTTGTAGTTGCATTAGATATTATTAAATCCCATGCAATAGTACCATTCTGTCTTGCATAAATCGAAATGTTAGTATTTGAATCCTGATTGGTATAATTCACTCTGGTTCGATTAATTATATTACTTACGATTGCAGTTTGATTCATGATAACAGGCATAGCTTGAGTTCTTAAGCTGGTATTGTATAAAACTGCAATTTCAGATGCAGATAAGGCACGATTCCAGATGCGGACTTCATCGATTGAGCCTTTGAAAGACCCACTATCGTGTATGATACCAATGTTTAAAGGTGAATCGCTACTAAAACTGGTAGGCGAAGGCGTATTAATAATATCTAACACACCATTAATATAAATATTCATTGTTGAATTATTTGACACACCAATAATATGATACCAATTTCCTGCAAGAACAGTATTATTGCTTGTAAGTTGTGTTGAACTGGTACCAGTTCCTATTAAGAATTGTACGTTGTTAGTTGCAGATATTCTCAACGCATATTCCCGTTTGTTGGCGGGATAATTCCATTTAGAGATGACCGCATGGATAACATTATTAACATCTCGTTTTACCCACGACTCAAGTGTAATCGCATTCGTGATATTCAAACTCGCATCATTTCCAACACTAACATAATCATTCACACCATCAAATGATCCTGCATTTCCTATTCTGCCAACAGAATAATTCAATGTTGCGTTTCCGTTCCATGTTCCTTGGTTTGTCGTGTTGAAAAATCCTGATTCAGTATTTACATTATGAATAATAGTACCTTGAGATTCATCCATTGACCAATAACCAACAAGACCACTCATATTGAGCTGTGAATCATTACGAAGATTTAATGCCAGAATACCATTATCTGTCAATCTAGAACCATTAAGGCTTACATTAGCAGTAGTCCATCCCCCTGTTGTGGCATTATTGATAGTATACGAATTAAATTCAAACTTAAGATAAGTTGAACTTGCACCTATTGTTCTTGCATTCTGATTATAATAGAATCTTACTTGCCCATTTACTTTAGAATACCAGAAATTATCTTCGGATATATTAGTTCCAATATCAGTTGTCACATATGGTTTAACATTATCCCAACCAAACCTTAATTGAGTTAATGGTTTTGGTATCGGAATATACCAATTAATGCCGTCTGCTACGCTTCTTGAATTAAGTTGAGCAGGAGTAAGATTCAAAGTTAATGAAATACTCTGTGGTTTGAACATATATATTGTATTTGTTTTTGGGAGTATAAGCTGATCATCCATACGTGATATTGAATAATTAGAACCAGTATCTATCCACGAATAAAATGGATAAGAAGCGATATTTTCGTTTGTATAAGTATGCCAAATGCCATTATAATCCTGATATTGTTCTCGAAAATCAATGACTTTAGCCGATGCGGAAGGTAATAATAGCAACAAAGCAAATATAGCAATGATTTTTATTTTTTTAGAACTGTTCATGATGATGCATTATCCTCTTCTCTGTAATTTTCTATCTACTAATACAAGTGCAAGCAATGTTTTTTTATTTATATTAACACCCCACTAAATACTTGCTGATTGTACTAATATCACAGCAACCATTAACAATATTATTCCTATTTTTTTATTCATATATTTAATATTCCTCACTTATAAATTGTTGCTCCTGTGTCGAGTATTGATGCTTTTTGATTACTGTCTTTATTCCCCAGATGAGAATCAATAATATCATGAATCCAGGAACGATAAAGAACCATTCTGCATATCTTACTGGGATACTATTCATCATTGATGTGCCCCATGCACTGAGGCCAAGTTGGGCTTGAATAATGGCAATCGTAGCCATGAATTGATCCATGAAGTTCCCAAATGTCAGCATGAGACCGGCCATAGTAATGATCATAGCCATAACTACAATCATAACCTCAATGGGAGTTTCTGCTTTATTGTCTTTGAGCATGTTCATTTCGTTCCTCTCGCTTTAATGCGATATATATTAATAATATGCTTGGAATGAATATAAGGAATGCTATGATCTTATCTGAGACAAATGAAAAAATAACCTGTGGTAATACAAAGAATGCCATTCCAAAAGACAATAATTCAGGCGCTCCTTTTTCCATGTTCAGATCTCCGTTGGGTCTTTTGTCAGTGCATTTTTAATTGCATAGATTGCAAAAAGAAGAATTGCATAGATAGGAACAGCCCACCAGTATTTGAAGATGATATCCATAGTGTCCCAGTGATCCTGAGAATATGGTATCTCGCCTGCTGTAATAATTTCATTGTTTGTAGTCTGGAATTGTGCCATGATAGCGCCAAAAGCTACATACAGGAACCCCACAACGAAAAGACCAAGGACTACCATGACAATTCCACCTGCCTGGGCGTGTGTATCTTGAATTATTTTCATATCTGCATTACTTCTTTTTATGTCATCTTAACTGGCCGTGCATTTTTTCCTTTAAGGAGTCTATTTATTTTATTTGCTGCGCTGACTGCGGTCTTTTTGCTATAAAAGATCTTACTCATTGTTCTTCTTTTGTTTTTTTCAGTATATTTTACAACGTAATAACCCAATGTCCTCACCTCCTTTATTATCAGATTTCATATTTTAAAACCTCCCGGTCAGTATCCTTTTTGTTGATGCTACCCTGGCAAGCTCAAGGAACTTACCGAGTTTTGATTTGCCTTTTGTTTTGGTAATCCTGAGAGCAGAAGGTGATTTATATGTTTTTGGTTTTGGAATTAATCTATCTAATGGACGTATTTTTGGGGGTGTTATTCTTACCGGAATTTCTCTTTTGATTGTTTTTTGTCGTTCTGTAGGTCTTTCAATTGTTTTAACTGCCAATTTTGGAATTTGAATGGATACAGGAAATTGTTTAGTTATTTGTTTATATACTTGGACAGAAACAGGCACTTGAATTTGAGGAGTTACCAGCTTTTGAACTGCTTTTTGAATTTGAATTTGTGGTTGTGCATAAACTTGAAAAGGAACTAAAACAGGAACGAATCCAGATTTTTGAACTTGATTATATTTATATTTCTGAACTTGTGGTGTTACATACTTAACACCAGATTTTTGAACTTGTGGTGTTACATACCCAATATTAGCATATTCAATATTAGCAGCTCGAATCTTCATCTGTTCAGCATAAGATAGTGGTTTAGTTAAAAACACAGACTCCACAACAGGTTTTACAGGTTTTTGTATTACAATAGGTTTGATTTTTATTGTTTCTGGGTATAATGTTGCATGTGTGGTTGGATATGTTTTTATTATCATAGATGCTTCTTGAAGTAATACCATTCTTTGAGATGTTGCGAGTTCAATTCCTTTTATGCCTGCCTCTTGTTCTCTGAATATTTGGCCATAATCTTTTTGTTCTCTTGATATTTCAAGCCCTTTTTTAGCTAATGATTCTCTCATTGTTGGTATCTTTTCCCAAGGAGATCTTGATCTTGGTAGTATCGCTGTCTCGCTTATTGTAAACTCTTTCAATTTTGGGATTGAAAATTCTGAAGATACTCGTGTTCCTATTTTCCCCGCAGCTCCAAAACCAACTCTACCTACCGCCCCAAAAACTACAATATCCGAAACTAATTGACCTGGTGCGATCTTTGCTTGTTCTGCAATGCCTCCTACTTGCATAATAGTACCTGCGACAAGAGCGGATGGGAGTATTGCAGGTTGTCGTATAATTCTTTCAGTCCCCGCAGGCAACATGCCTGTAAACTCAGCTACATTGCCCACGGAACGAATGATATATGGACTTGTAACTCGCAATAAAGATGCTGGCTCCCCTGTTTTCGGTTCAATTGTTCTTGCGAATGAATAAAGTCTCTCCTTGATTGCCTCAGCTTTTTGATAAATAGGATATGTCACTGTTTCTTCAGTTCGTATTCCTGCTGAGATTTTCCTAAATTCTGGAACTGATAATATACTTGGTTGTCTTGCTAGATCTTCTCGTATCATTTTACCGTATTTTGGATCATATATTGACTCTGGTCTTAATGATGTGGTTTTTTGATATATTGTTGTGTCTCCAATTGTAACATACGGTTCATATCCTAACCCCTGTGGCCTGAATGCTGTGGCATGATATCCAAACTCTCCGGGTTTAGGCTGAAATATTGATTCTGCAATTCCCCCGGGTCTTTCCGCAGTGGCATGATATCCAAGTTCTCCGGGAAGTGGAGGTCTAATTTCTTCTGGCCTTTGAGAAACCATAGCTTCAACTATCTTTGGACTTATGGTTTCTGGAGTAACCTGAGTATCTATTCCGACTGGTTGATATGATTTTGGAGCAGGGGAATCACGAACAAAATAAATTATATAAGCTCCTGTATTTGGATTATATTCAGTTTCTCTATGGAATCCTTCTGGAATTGGACTATTCCAGTAAGGAGCAACATATCTTGTCGCTAGATTAGTTGGAACTCCTGCCATTCCTGCTATATCACTTGGTGTTGAAATTGTCATGATTTACCTATATATCTTTCATTATTCATATTGTTTCCATCCTCTGCCTGATTTATATTGTGCATACCATGTTCCATAAATATAATATATCCCTACTTGTATAAAAGCTGCTAATGCGAGAGGGACTCCAAATGTATTAATGAGCATAGGTAAAACAAATATAACTGTAAGGATTACCTTTATTCCGATCATGAACGCCTCTATTGCCCATTGAGCCATCAATAGAAGTTCATCCATTACGCCAGGATTCTGGCCTGCGGTATATTCTTCGAGGTCTGTAAGCGTATAGCTTGCATTATTTGCAGGCACTGATAGATAACTCTGATCGAATAAGTCAATTGCATCCACGAAGCCAATGCTGGCCTGTACAATGATTAAAAATAATGTAATCTCGCTTGCTCTGCTCATATATTACTGCTAATATGCAGCCTTCACCTCCGAAGCCCTGACATAAACTAAAATTCCTATCACTAACGCAGTGGATACAAGCAAGAAAGGCACTACAAGCCACCCAATTGCCCAGAATACCATAGCCATGAGTGGAACTACAACAGCCCCATATTTAACAGTCCGGATACTGAACAAAGCAGCCGTAAGGACTATGAGCATAATACTCATCCAATGCATTAAAGTGCTTGATACGCCAGTAAGTGGAATTGAAGGAGAGCTTGGTTTTCCTGCATCGAAATTGATTATTTGAGTTTGCCCAAATGTGCCATAAATTGAACTTGTTGCATTGAATGCATACCTGTATGATCCTGTGGCCGCCACTGTGCAATTATAAAAGGCTGTCTGTGCTGCTCCTGATTGACTGCACACAGTTGTATTGCTTGTCAAATCCACGACCCAGAAATTCAAAGCTGTAGTTGAGAGCCGAGTATCATTATAGAATAAAGATAGGTTGCTGTGAGTGCTATTGATTGTTGAGACTAATAGACTTGCGTTTATGTCTCTAAACCTGTCTCCTCCTGTTGGAAAACCTGAAATTATAGTAATGAGATAACTTTCTTCTTTTGCATAGACAGTATACGTTAGAGTTGAACTGATACCACCGCCTGATAGCGTTATTCTATATTTCTGATCCTTGATTAACTGGAATACCACTGAGCCTATACTATCCGTAGTTCCTGTGAGATATGGGATTATATCATCGCCTTTATAGACTGTGATTGTAACACCAGGATATGGATTATCAAAAAGACCTCTTACTATGAATTTCTCAAAAACGAAGTTTGGAACATATGGAGAGATATATACTTTCATGAGAATATCATTTGTGATAGTCGTTCCCGCTCCTGTAGTTACTGGGAATGATGTGGTTGTATCATATCCCTGCTTGGTTGCATAAATATTATATGTGGTACTATTTCCGAGACCAGTGAATTGATAATATCCATTTGAGCCAGTTATCATTGATTGTGATAATGTATTGTTATAAAGGTAAACTGTAGCTCCTGAAATAGGTATAATCGTGTCTCCTATAAGCTCATAAACAACGCCTTGGATACCTGTACCTGAAACTACCTGTTGATTGGATAACGTGAAATTAGATGTATCAGACCAGGTTCCATATGTTCCTGATGTAGAATTATAAGATCTTAATTTCCACCAGTAATTCCCTGCTTCGATAGATTGAATTGAATAATTTGTTGGAACGATTGTATTTACTGTAATAAGATTAAAATTATCGTCTTTGGCGATAAGAAGATTATATGATAACGAAGCGGATGTGTTAATATAATCCTCCCATGTAAAATTAACTGAAGAAGTTAAAGGAGGATATGTTTTTGTTATAATAGAACCATTTAAAGGATAATAAATATCTGGAGAACCAGAAGACACACGAAATTGAATGTCGCTATTAACTGTTGCTCCTCCTGTAGCACTGTATGCACGTCCACCAATATTATCAAAATATACTCTAAAGTTTTGGATTCTTGCGACTGTAGAACCTCCACCGGTTCTTTTCCCATAAATAGCCAGTGTATCTGTTGTACTTAACGAAGTCATAATATCTTCTGAGTAAGTCACTGTTCCAGCCGTGCTTCTTTCGGTACCTATAGCAACACCATTTTTGTATATCCTTCCTTCTGCTGATCCTGTACATGGCGCACCACCACATTCTAACTGAAAAGAAACTCTTATAACAGAAGAACCAGTCAGATTTGATGAAACAGATATTGTTTTTAGTGGTACATAGGTTGTACTGAATGTTCCTTCTAATGAATCATTAGAGTATTGTAAAGTATCATCAGCAGAAACTTCGGTATTATTGGGCATATTATATGGATTTAATTCACTATACCATAAGATCGAACAATAAGAACCGGGATGTGATCCACCCGGAACTGGACAATAATATGAAATAGTATATGGGCTGTTTTGTTTTAGGGGTATAACTTCATTAAAGTAAAATCTATACCATTTAATACCCAAACTATCCTGTCCAATTATATTGATTGGAGAAGAAGAGAATGTCGTGTTAGATATATTAATCATGACAGGCTGGTTATTATTACCTGACGCATATATTAGGAACTTTATATCGATATAATTAATGTTTCCTGTCGTATTCGTTGTATTAAATGATTGTTTTACCCATGGATAAGCCGTACGAGGAAGAAAATAATTATAATCGGTTGTTGTTTGTTCTGCAATTATCTTAGCATCTGCTGGTATTATAATTAAGATAAAGAAGGCCAATATCAATAATGCCAAATAAGTCCGAATGGTGGCACCTCCCCTTCTTGTATATTATATACAATTGCTTTTTTTCCAGTCATCCATTCATACCAGTCCAGAACTTCGGCTTTAGTATGAAAGTATAGATCGTCTTGAACATCATAATAGTAGACCCCATGTTCTTTATTCCATGCCTTGTTTAGCCAGTGGCCATTATAAGCCCCTAGATCAAATGCACCATTATCTTTAAGTGGCTGAATAAACACCAGCGATCCGTAATGTTCTCTCTGATAATTCTTTGCGAGCAATTCACAATCATTCAGGTCTTCCTGAGCCACCACAGGAATTATAACTGATAGTAATATTAATCCACTCAAAAAAATATATTTTATGAATTTCATACCGCATATTAATTTATCATTCATTCTATATTAATTATTCTACATCATTTTTAATATTTTCTGAAATTTTGTTTTGAATTTGAGGCATACCTAACTATCGCTAGGTGTTTGCCATCATCAACATTCATATAGACTCTTGTAGTATCTTGCTGTACTGTAGTTGATTTTGCGTGCTTTACTCCAAGTTCCTAATGTTAAATTCTCATATAATCCAGCAGCTTTATCTCGACAGAACTCGAATACTTGATCTTGAATACTTTGTTTAGGTACTTCTTGTTCTTGTTTCTCGTTACTTTTCTTCATATCAATAACGGCTTTGAGTGATATTTCTTTTCGTTTCTGGGCGTATATTTCATAGAATGGAACCCTAGTATCATATTTATCCGCAAAGACAGGCGTACAGTATCGTTGATCCATTGGTGATTTGCCTATCCAATAGCCTTTCGCTACTCTATCCCATTTATGTCTGCCATTTGATATTATGACTTTATATTTTGAATAGTTCCTGAATGCTTTTATCATATCGCCACTGGGAGAGGTCATGATAAGGCTCTTTGTGGCTATCCCAAGTGTATCACCAAGCGCCCCAAGTCTCTTGACCAGTATAGGGTCAGTCATCCAAGTGGCTGCACTGCCTTCGACTGAAAGATCATCCCACATTATGCACTTTTCCCTATAACCGCCAGTAATAGCAGCCTCAAGGATGTTTACGAACTCGTTTGCACTCATGACTATGTGCTTCATGATCTGCTCTACATCGCCACCGTATATTTCAGAGAGAATAAGCATTCCATAGCTTGATTTACCTCCCTGCTGGTTCCCGGTCACACTGAGCAACGTAAGACCATTATCGTCTCGAATCTTATGAGATGCTATAAGTTGAAGTTTTCTTTTCCTGAGATCTTTGATAGGCTCATTCTGAATTTGTACCCATGTCTTCGTTTTGGCTTCAGTCATCTTCTTTCTCACCTTCTCCAAGTTCATACAGAGATAAATATCCAGTTTCTATCTTTCGCTTTGTCTGGAAAAGCCCTATTTTTTCCTGGATTAAATCAATTACAATCTCTTTTATGTCTTGAGAATATTTAATCCTTGCATCGTTAATGAGCTCATTGGCTCTATCCTTTTCTGTTTGCTGTGTTCCTGTAGCTAAATGAATATCTTGTTTTATAATGAATGTATCAAGTTTTGCTTTCTCTGCATCCATGCTTGATTTTATTTCATCTCTCCATGCTTTTGGAAGATTAGATGTGAGATTTTTAGGGAGGTACTTTGTACTTTTCTCATTCTCAATCGCATTATCTATCGCTCTTATTGAAGGAATAAGAACAGCATTGAGATAATTTACTTTTTCAACTATTTCTTGTTCATCTTCGTCTTCATGTGGATTTAGCATTGTTAAGTTCCTTCAATAGATTTCCTATATTACTCTCGTGCTCTTTTTTCTTTTTCCCCAATCCAAGAGTCTGTAAGAAACTTATTTTTTCGGTTTTTGCTGGTTCTTCAGGGGGTATAATATGCCTATCCTGCATGAGTTCGCTTGCTATGGGGCTTTTAATTGGCTCTGTAGATTCGGTTATAGGCTTTGTTTCCTCCTCGGGAAACGGTGGGAACGGTTCTGTAGTATCTGGTTGTTGAGCTTCTGGAAACTCTTGGTTCCTTGGATACATACCTATGAACCCCTGAAACATGAACGGAGGCAAGAACATACCATCTACTGTTGGCAAAAGCATGACAGGTATTAATTCAATACCGTTATGTACAATCCCAGATAGAACTGGATTCTTTGATATCCTATTCCCTGCTCCATCATCGAACCAGGCTACAAGACCATCCTGATAGTCATCACTAAGATAGGGCTGGACATCCGTAATAATTATGGGCTTCTGATCTGGTTTTGTGTCATGAGCAGCAGGGGTACTAGGTGGTTGTTGGAGTGATTTAGAAAAGCTGCTGCTCGATGACTGTGATTCTTGTATTTCTTTATCGTGTGATTTCATCATTTCCTTCGGCCATGGATGAGCTTTGTTTGGATTCTGTTCACAAAATCTTTCATGTACTTTTGGATTCTTAAAATCTCTTTTGCAGTATTGGCATTGTGTCATATTTATCCTCCTGTAAACGATTTTATTCCGAACAATAATATTATTCCTGCAATCGAAAGAATAACAGCTATGATAGCATACATAACAAGGTCTTTGCGCTTATTTTCTTCCTGTCTTAACAGAGCTGCACGGATAGTTTCTTTCATGTGTGCTATGTTGCTTGAAGTATATGCGATTGTATCATCAAGCGCCTTCATGCATGTCTGCCATGTGAACACACCGGATTCGAGTTTCAATGATCTTAATTCCGTCTCATGTGCCTTTACAGTCCGAAGGTATTTATCAAGATACTTCTTTGTTTCATCTGAGTTCACTTTTGCGTTCATCATTGCTCTCTTAGCGTCAGGCATTTTTTCAAGCTCAGCAGAAATATATAATGCAACATTTTCAACCCCATCAATAGGGATGCCTATTTTTCTGAAATAATCTTTGAGTTGGCTGTAAGCTACCACCTGGTTAATTTTCATTGCCTCAGGTGTATTCTCATAATAATTACAGCATGGAATAGTGCCTTCAATAAATTCAATATCCTCTGAACCGGGCTTAAATTTAATTCCCAAGGTTGGAACATTCCAGTATGGTGTCCCGATCTCTTTTTCTGCTTTATCTATTTCAGCTATATAATCTTTGCATGCCCTGCCTTTATAATGTACTCTGCAAATTACTTTTCCCGCCCTGGCTGCTTTCCAGTGCATCATTGCATCCGGGGCATTATTTCTAATGGCTGTGTAAAGGCCGATTGAAATTAAAAACAGCAATACAGATATGGCTATGGCGCCATAAAACATCCAATCCTCTATCGCTATAAGCATTTTAGTATTCCTCGCTTGTTAATCCTGATATTTTTTCTTTTATTCCGCTTGGTTTCAATCTGCTCTTTTCTTCGTGGATAATTTCATGGCTCTGTGTTCCCACTCTACGCAGGAATAATGCTCCCCTAGACTTTCTTGATTCGAGTCCGAAATGCAAGCTGATAAGACCAAGTAAGATATTAAATTCAGGTGTAATATCAAATCTTGTCATACCAAGTGGAAGATCGCAATCAATCAAAGCTTTGTCGTCATATAACATCCGGTAATCTCTTGGATTGCCTATGTATGTTGTGGAGAGGCCATCACCTAAAACTATCTTTGCATATGCCATTATAGTTCGTTTCTGTCTATCCGTCCATTCAATTGAATTAATATAATTAACTATATCCTTCGTGCTTTTATTTTCTGCAAGCTGCTTAATGAACTTAATAAACTCATTATCAAAAGCCGTACCTGGACTATTGATTAATGCATTTTCATATTCAGTGAGTTCTTTCGGTTGTGGTTGCTGCTGTGGTGGTTCTGGTTGTGACTGCTCATTCATGTTTTGACCTCCTTTGGTACATCCCATAAAGCACTGTGGCATTTAGGGCATGATCTGATATCATGTTTCTTATTTGCCCATTCATGACCACATCTTAAACACACCAGTATTTTATTACCGTCAATAATCATTACTAATCATTATTATAACTAATGATTGATAAGGTTTGTGATTCAAAAAAAGAAGGGATGTGTGTGGGGATTCCGCCCCACTCGTGATAATTAACTTCTGCGCCGCCCCATCAGGCCGAACATATAGCTTATTGCAATGCCTCCTATAAAGGCAATTACAAGAATTACTATGAAGCTCGAACCGGTCTGACCTGAAGACAGCAATGCGGTTTGCATTGCTGAGAGATTGTCATTGACTGGTGTTCCGGTTGCTGTTACCGTCCTGTCTGCAACGAAGATACCAATTGCGCCCACAACTACGATCATGACTAGAGCAAGAACAATATTAACTGCATCCTGGAGACCTCTTTCATCAGAGAATAACTTATTTGCAGCATCTTTAGCCTTGTTCCAATAGTGTTCTACCATAAAATTCATTTATTTTCACCTGCCTTCCTTATAGGAAACCATATAATAAAATAAATACACTTCAACCTATAAATATTTATAGGTTAATCCTCGTTTTTTTCTGCCTCGCTATCCCATGATTCACTGACTGGTATGAGCATCCAAACCTTATATATCAAGATAAGAATCGTAAGAATCAGAAGCACCATAGGCAAATAAGCGAGCTGGACATAATCTAAATCTTGATATGAAATATAGTAACCAATCAGGTTTATGAAGAATGAGAGTCCAAGATATATTATATTTGTGGAATTAATTTTATTCTCGCCTTCCTCGCCTTCAATCCCAAGGATAAAGAATATTATTCCAAGACCGTATATAAATATAATTGGTACTGTCATGAAAACCTCAAAACGATAGCAGGACTCTTATTGAATAACCATACATCAAAGACCAAGCCATGAGATTGAATAGTTTGTGTTCTATATTTAATTTTCTCAATCTCTTTTCAAAAGCATTCAAATTGAACTTTTTTATATCGCCAGTAAACTCAAAAATTGGTTTATTATTAAATCCATTTCCAGAGCCAAACCGATTTTCTAAGACTTTTATAGTATATGTTTTCATCGTTTCACCAACTTGATCATGAAAAACAAAGCTGCAAGTACCATCGACATTATCAATATGAGCATAACTGCACTTAGTCCATCGCTTGCCAGACCAGTTGCCTGAGTAAGATTATTGTATTGCGCCAGGGCTGTTGCGTTTGTTGGAGCTTGTACTGTATCTGTGAATCCAACAGCAAAAAAACCCAATACCATTATGGCTATAAAAGCCAGAAATATTTTCATTGCATTCATATTTATTGCCTTCCTCTAAGCAGGCTGTAAACCAGTCCTGCAAAACTAATGACTGTAAGACTCATAGCCATTTGTACCCATTCAGCCGGCATAAATGACCAGAGTGAACCACCAATGATTAGACCAAGAAGCGATGGAATTGTTACATCTTCCTGTCTTACCCATATCATCAAGAACAGAATCCCGAATAGACCACCCCAAAATACATTACCAAGCACATCAGTATAAGGTGCCGATGCAACTTGACTCATGTTTGTTGGATCAAGACTTGAATTAGTTAAATCATTGAAATGAGTATCAAAGCTGTAATTTGTTGGGACTACCGGCATTATAGATAATATAAACCTACAAGTATAAAAAATTAATTAACTCCTAATCACTCCATCTTCTTAATTTGCCAAATCTCAATCATCGTAATTTCCAGAATGCCCCAGTAATTCCATACCCATTTACAATATTCTACAATTTCAGTCATATAAATTTATGTATCCTCATTTTTAAGCTTTAGCTTTTTTCTAACCAAATTCTGAATGGCAGCCCAGTGATACATTATCTTTTCTTCTGTTCGGCTGAGTTCAGCTTCGAGCCTTTCTTTTCGTTCCCATAGTTTGTGTCGTTCTACCTCATGATGGTTGATGTGGTCATCGATTGTCATATTATCTTCCTTTTTTTATGGGTATCCAGCCTACTATCTGAAAGAACCTGATACAAGTAACCCAATATCCTTTAACTGCTAGGAATATAGATAATCCAATTGCAAGCGCAATTAGATCTCTTCGTTCATTTTTTAAATCTTTTTTTTTCATATTATCCTCTTGTTTTGAATTGCATCTTTCATCTCTCCATCAGAGGGAGTACTATAATGCTGAGTATTGAATATCGGCCTAAATTCCTTAATTCTGTTTGCTTCTACTAACCTCAAATCTTCAATCTCAACATCAATGTAAGATAAGTATTGGGCACACATCTTAAACCACCGGTCAGAGACAAAATGGTTTACAGTTCGTTCTAAAAGTTTCCTTGTTTGGCCGATATAGATTAATTTTTTTTGGATATTATAAATAAAATAGACTGCAGGAATGTTCTTTAGTGGAATTTTATCCATAGTAAAGTAATTTTCACCAGTTCTTTGAACATTAAGATTATACATCAATTCCATATTTTACCTCTTATTTACTGCATAATATAGTTTTGACTTGGATACACAGAGAATTTTAGCTATGGATGGAATACTCAGTCCCTTGCTTTTATATTCATCAAATTGTTTCCAATCAATATTCTTTGTTGGTCTATGCATAGGTTTGCCGGACTTTGTACCGTGTACCTTAGCATATGCTTGTCCAGCAAGAAGCCTTTCTCTAATCAATCTTCTTTCTCTATCAGCAAAGATAGCCAAAAGCTTCATAAAGAACTCAGATTCGGGATTGGTGTTGTCTATAGTCTCTTTTATAAATATGATTCTCTTTTTAGCTCCTTTGAGCTCATTGAATCTAAAAAGCAGATCAGCATCATTCCTGCCAAATCTTGACAAGTCATTAACTATGATTCCATCGCATTTATCCAACGAGCTCCACAACTTATCAAATCCTGGTCGAACTGTATAAGCCGAATAGTCATTATCTATGAACCATTTGATTATCTCTATATCATAGGCTTTACAATATTTGATGATTGCTTCTTTTTGGATCTCTATACCAGATTTCAAATCTATGCTTTCTCTGCAATAAGCATAAAAACGTGGTTTTTGTATTGTTTCCATATTATACTTACTTTGTGGAATCTATAGTATTTATACCTTGTGTGTTAATAAGTTATAGGTTAATGGAAGATTATATATACTATCAAAACAATGTATGTATTGCAGTCAGGTTGGCTAACGTTTCCTGACTGCCTCTCCTCAAGGAGAGAGAAAATGAGCAGGAGATAAATATGAAACCGTTTGAATTCGTGCCTTTGGATGAGGCACTCAGAAATGCAATCAATGATCGCAGGAAAGCAAAGGAATATGAACAGAAAGAGCAGGACTGGCTTAATTCTGAAAGGATGGATTAATTATGCTTACTCAAATCGAGAGAGACATGCAACTCCGGGATATCCTGGAGCGTACTGGCTTCAATGAGAAGGCCAGGGATGAAGTTGATTATGACATCGATACATATCTAAACAGTAGGTGGTAATCATGAATACCTATGTATGCAGCTCATGCAAGCAAGAATTTGATTTGGCTGAAATGGCCTGGAATTGCCCTAAATGTAATGCTCCTGCCTCAAAGATCTTCTATATAGGTACGGATATTCCAGAGGTAATAAGATGAAAACATATCATATCAACAAAACATGGAAAGGATATTATGAAGAAGATATTCATTTCGAAGGCAATATAGAAATTGATGATATCGTAATCAATTCAGTCGATGATGAGTGGAGAAAAGTGTTTTATCCGAGTTTAACAACTGCTCAGAAAATTGCAGAACATATAGCCTACAACATAATTGTTAATGATGCAAAGTTATCCCAATTGGATGGTTTTGCAAACTTATCAGATGATTTGGTGAATTTGTTATGAGGATTGAAGGCAATACAATCATATTCAAATCCATTCCTGAGTTTTATCACAAAGAGAAGAATGGCATGAAATGCAACACAGCAAGGACAATCACAAAAGTAAGTGAGTTCAAAGAATTTGAGGCATTTAAAGAAGCGTTTGATAAGCTCCCAAATAAACAAATTCAGATAATCAATACAGTCACCAGTGAATCATTCACCAGAAGACTGACAGATATAAGTGCCTTTGAAGAGCATTTTATATTTTCATGGAGAGAAGAAAAATGAGTGAAGAACGAAGAAGGCAATGGCAATCTTATAAAAATAATCGATGTCCATATCGCACCCTCGAACCTTCATGTAACGAATGCACTAATTCAACTAAAGAATGTTTGAGAATTATAAATATGGTATGATTCCTTGAGGATAAAAGCATGAAACATCGGAAACAATTTGTTGATATGTCCTTAGAAGAACAGGAGGATATGTATAAAGATCTAGATGAAGAGGAATTTAAGAACCTTTTGGAATACGGCTCACGAAAGCCAACTAAAGACATGATAACAGGTCATCATCAGAGTAGAATATGAAACAATTCATCAAAGAATTTCTCACTTCGTATACTCAAGAAGGAATAATATATAATTGTCGAGAAAAGAGTATATGTTGGTGGCATGAAAAAGGACATATTGAGCGATTTAAGAATAAAAGAATATTGAATTTATATGGGTATATTATTCTGTTTGGAACTCCAGCATTATTCTTCACAAGGGATTATCCCTTATTGTTCAAAGGTATCGCTATGTTTTGGGCAATTATGCTTTTTTGTATAGAGGCAGATGCCTGGATATATGCTTACAAAAGATGGCAATAACCGAGTGCATGCCCGAAGTAATTATCGCTGTGCTAAAGCACAGTGCATTTTGCTGTGCTGAATAGAAGAAAAGCCCGGTTCTAAAAAAGTCCTCTGTTGGATGGGAATGGAGGATTGGTGGTATAATGCACCGGGCAAAGATATATATGCTTTCATGTTTATTATACCTATCGGTGATATAATGAAAAATTGTAAAAACTGCAACGAAATGGTCTTTAAGACTATAAAATCTGATGATAAACACAACTGTGTGGTTTGTGCAAACAAATCATATGATTGTGAAGAAAATTATAACTCAAAACACTAACAAAGCACAGGAGACCCAGCAAGCTACCTGGAGCCTTACTAATGTTAGTATATGTACGAACAAGTACATATAGTTTGTTAATAAAATAATATTCCTCTCTCCTTCGATGAGGAATAAGGAACATTGTCTTTGGATACAAAGCCTCCTGTGGAATGTTCCCAAACCGGGCTTCATACTACACGGCAGTATTAATATATGTACTTTTTGATTACTGTGAGTAATATAACCGCCACGCATAGATATGTATATATAGGTATACATACATACTAATGTAATGCTCCATTGGAGCAGGATTGATAAAAATGGAAGAAACAATAATGCAAAAAGCAAAACGCAGAGGGAAACCATACATTACAGCAGTTCAGCGTGGTCTTGATTGGAAAGAGTATATGAAAACGCATCCAATCCCAGTTGAAGGCGAAACGATCAAGATCAGAGATCCAGATACAAACAAAGTATATAGTGCTGTTGTTATACGAATTGCCGGAAATGGCCTTCGTGCCATTTTTGGAAATGAAGAACTAATCGCTGTAGATAGAATCGATGATGGGGTATGGAACTAAAGAATAAAACTTAAATTAAGAAGGTGAAAAATAAAATGAGTAAATACATAAGCATACCAAATGGCCTTGAAGAATATCTCGACAAGGAATGTAAGAAAGATGAAGATGGATCAAGAGAAGAAACTTATAGCACTCAGATCAAGAGATTA